CAGTCAAGTGAGCTATCTAAATATACGCACACACAGCTCTATATATTTTTGGCGAATCCCAGCACCGCATCATATCGCCTCCCGGGGCCCCCCGACCCTTAAGGTTACATATCCTAATGCAGTTTTGGGATCCAGGAATGGATTCCCGAGTAGTTCAGCCAGGTATGGTCCCTCTCAGGGGGAACGGTGATAGATTGTAAATTATCAACCGTCCAAGACCTCAACTCAGCCTCGATAGCCTCCTGTTCCCACAATTCTACTCCAAATGCTGCACGGAACGACACCCTAGCCTCATGACTAACAGGTCGGGCACGTGCCGATTCAATAAATTGATCGACAGCGTCACCGACCTCAGCCTTGAGACGTAGGTGAACTCCGGCTTCTGCATTAACGAGCTTAGCAACAGCGCCGCGTGAATGGCGTTGCAGCGCAAGTGCAAACTCTTGTAGAATCGGTATGCCCGCTCCCAGCGCTAATTCACACCTACCGACAAGCCCAAACATCGGTCTGACCATATTAGGATCATTCCAATGCCTAGTGCCACAGCAAGCGTGCGATAGAACTTTACGCCAGTCACGGGCCATCACGTGTTTAACGCCGTTATAAACAACACGCGATTGACAGAAGACAACATCGCTGAACTTACGAGCGACGTTTTCGATTTTGAGCTCCTGACCAAACTCCAGAAAAGTTTTGGCGAGCTGTTCTTTTATTAAAGCTAAATGCTCCCACTCAACCCAGACAAGCACATCGTCACCGTCGTTATAAATACGAAATTTTATTATCCTAAGAATCTTCATGGCGGATAACACCATCAAAATGGCTAATAGACAGTTGCCAAGGGCAGTGTTAATGTCTCCAGACATGCGTCCGCCATAGACGGTGTATTTCACACCACCGGCGGTACGACATTTATTAATTGTCTGCCAATCAAGCAGCCTATTCAAAATAGGGTGATTGGGCAACACCATACGATAGAATAGGTGTTCGAGACTAAGAATCGGGAAACTAACGTGTTTATCAAAACGGCTGCAATCAAGAGAAAAACACACAGGATTTTTAAATGCGTTAAAATTCTCAATGATAGTGGCCGCTCGTTGTTCCTGATTCATCCCCTTGGCAACCATCCGTCCTCCACTCGGCCCTACTAAATTATATATAAAATGTTCTACAGGGCGAAGAAACTGTGCTATAGTTAAATTGTACCTGGGATCGCGTGCTTGTATCATACGTGGATCCGGATTGATCTTAACCGCTGGATCGAACTTCTCCGCTTTTACAAAGGAGGAAATCTTAGCATCACGGCGGTTTAGACCTTTCTGGTTAAGACTCTCGCGAGCCAGTTGGTAGCGTCGCTTTCTAGGGCCTCGAAAAGACTCAGTAGTCCTTTCGAGGTCCCAGGGGACAAGCTTACCACACTGGCGCGCCAGCTTCTTAACTTGCGTCCTAATCTCTTTAATGCCACGAGCCGTGGGCAATGGTACAACCCCAAGCACACGGTTCGTGGCACTAACGATTTCATTGCAGACGCAAGATGCATGTACGAGACAAGCCCACAATCCGGGTACAGGTGGCACAAACCGGATCAGATGACGCTTGCTATTATGCCCCCAGCACGGTGGCGGACGCGCCCCGACGTGTTCAGCTGCTGTACTTTCCAACTTCTTCGGAAAAGCGCAAACACCGGGCGTCCGTACTGGGCCTCCTCAATCACAATAAGCGATTGGGGTGGAAAGTGGAGCGCGACGCCAATAGATGGTGGCAGCCAGGAGTGATATCACTAGAGCTATGGTTGAAA